AAACATGTACTCAAGCACGATGACGGGCGTGAGATCGACCACAATTCTGACGATCTCCAGCGTATCGGTGGGCAGTGTCGTATAACGGCTCGCGATAGAAAACGAGTCGTCTTTCGTAATCATATCCGGCTGACGGATCACGCGATTGAAGTTCGCTTCCGTCAGTTCGATGAATTCTGGTATGCGCGCCGTAAGATCGGTGCGGTCGAGCCAATTGGCCGTGGCCGTCTGGAGTTCCGCGTAGGTCGTGATCGCCACCTAAAGTCTCCCCGGCCTCGTTCTGAACACCCGATTATCTGAGTTATTCAGCCACTTATCGAACGCCTTCTTGTCTTTGAAATTATTGGTGACTTTCGCCAACTCGCAGAAGATGCTCATGGGTACGGAAGCGGCCTTTTGCCATGATTCATGTGATGGCCGTAGCGGATCACCCCACCGGGCATTCTCGTCAACCTGATTGAAGAGTGCCTTGTTGTGTTCCACGATGGCGGTAACGTCTTGCTGGGTTTGAAGCCCGATATCGCCCGTGGTGTCATCGAAATGAAACCACTGCGTGACACCCGTATCTTCGTCGTAGTCCAGCATCCGTTTCATAGACATGATTTTGCCTACCGGGGGGCAGGGGCCGAAGCCCCTACCCCACCAGCAGAACTACGCCGAAGTGATTGCGGCGATTACGCCGTGGGCAGCTTCGTTATTCACTTGAAGCCCCCATTCCTTCAGTACCATCCGCTTATCGGCGTCCCCCGTCCTGGCCAATTCCTCGACGGTGTAGGGCCGCAGAGAGGCAATCTTCACCTCGTCTGGGTCGATCAAGAACGCCCAGTTGTTCATCAGCGATCCGGCACCTTCGTCGATCACCGATGTGAAGAATCTGTTCGGCACAACGGAGAGATTCCCGAAGTCGCTAACATAAATGTCTGCGGCTCCGATAATCACTGACGGCTCTGCGCCGTCCACATTGTACCGGGCGGAAGCGATACCGCTGAAGGCGCTCACAGCAGTCTTGTTGAAAGGCCCGACCATCAGCATCGACGGCTCGCCACCATTCTCGTAGCACGACTGCATGGTGCTTTTCAACATTGTTTCTGTGAACGCTGTGGGAATGTCGAAAGACTTCCACACCTGTGCCGCACCCGTCGGAGTTGAACCCGAATAGCTGGGCTTGGTCGCGGTGTTTTCGACAACATTCGTCTTCAGCCATCCAGGGAACCCAGCGGTAACGCGGGCTGTCGCGGTCGCACCAACAACAGCCCCAACGCCATTCAGCAACGCAGCTACTTCGACGTTGCGCTTGAGTTCCTTGGCGGCTTTCGCCGCCTGATAACCGATCTCTGAAGCGCGACCGGCCTTTCGCACCCGCTGCTCAGTGCCAGATATGATGAAGTCCACCATATTGATCTGGCAGTAATTGCCCAGGCGAACGGTTGGTGTGACTGCCGTGAATGCCGACAGATCCTGACCTTCGACTACGGGCGTTGCACTAGCCGTAGCGAGGCTGTCAGTCTGCCACTCGAAATACGTGTTGTCTGCGTCCCTCGACCCGGTGTTGCTTTGGAAGGGCGTTGTCGTCGGGCTGATGTCAGAGATCAGATCGCTGAGATCCTCCCGAATGCCTTTCGCGTCATAGGTAAGGAACGTATCGGTAATTACCGCCATCGTTTATCTCCGGTTAATCCGTAAGGATCTCAGCAAACAGAGCCGCTGCGTCATCGACCTTGCCGGTCTGTTTCAGCTTGGCTCTCGCCGCTTTCGCCTTACGGGAGCGCACTCGGCGGGATGTCTCTTTATTCCCGCCCTTCACGCTGCCGATTTTTGATTTGGCCGCAGTGATCTTGTCGCCATTCGTGAGTTCTCTATAGCGCATCGCATCGCGTAGCACGACCAACGCCCTATGATCGTAAAGGTGGTCGAGTTCGTTCTCGCTGAACCCGATACCTATACCAAACTCAAACAGCTTGCGCTGCTCATCGGCTTGTAGATCGCCATTGGCCCACTCGGGAATTTTCTCCAACGCCAGACCCATCTCAACCTCCCGGCGCTCTTGCAGTTTCTTATTGTTTTCAACAGCAAGAAGTTGTTGCATACGCGCCTGTTCGGCCTGCACCGCCTCTATCTCACCGGCCCTCTGTTGCTCAAGGTATTTGAGTTTCAGAAACTGGACAGGATTCTCTCGCTCAAGAGCGTCCCAATCCATGTTTGGCGGCTTGTTGGCGGCTTCCATCTGTTTATGGAGTTGATTCAGTACCCCTTGGTATTGCTGGTACGTCTGGCGTAGAACCGCCTCTTGAGCGGGCACTTTCTGGATTCGTTCCTCCAGTGTTTTCCGCTCCTGGGCAAGCTCTTGCTGCCGGTGTGTGTATGTCGCCCTGCGCTGGTATCCGCTAATGAGTTCATCAAGCGGAACCTCTGATGTCTCGCCATCAATAGTGACGGCATACAGAGGCGCATCGCTATCCGAGGATTCATCCGGTTCGACAGCATCCGGCTCATCCACCACCGAGTCATCGGCTAACTCGGCATCCTGTTGTGCTACATCCGAAGAATCCGTCGAGGGTGGCTCTTCCTTGGAAGAATCCCCTTCGGGTAGCTCTTCGGGTCCGGTGAGCATCTGAGCTAACGTGTCCTCAATTTCACCCATAGAGCGTGGGCCAGCTTGTTTCGTACCGGCTTCGCTCATCACTTCCTTCCTTTTCTGGTTTTTTTGTGCGACTGATCCATAGTCCAATCAGCTACCAATGTTCGCAACCCACGCAGTACCTCGTCAAGGGCGCGACCTTGATAATAAAGGCTCTCGCGGGTCTCGGTTTGGTCGAAATTAGTCAGATTCCACTGCGTGAGGATGCCCGCCCTTACGCTACCAATAACCTCCATGAAAACCTCGTCCTCAAGGATTTCCTTGGCACGGCGTCCTTTTTGGTCAGTGCCCAAATCCATTTAGAGTCCTTCCTTGAGACTCGACTTGATAAGCTCAAGATCGACATCATCCTCAAATTTCGATTCTGCCTGGAACTCCCGTATCGCCAAGTCACCAGCGATTCTAGCCGATTCGCGCTCGTCCAACTGCTGCTGCTTCATCGCCGCAAGCTGGATCTTCTGCTCGTCTATCGCTGTACGCGCCTGGATATCGGCCATCTGCGCTTGTGCGAGCAACTCTTCCGGTGACGGTTTCGGCGGCTGCGGAGGCGGCGGCTCGTAGTCGAGCGGTAGCGGCTTGAAGAACTGGTTTGAATCGGGATAGCCGCTGATCTCCAACATTTTAGACATCGTATTCCTGATCTGGCCCAACCCGACCAGCGGGTTGTTTGGCCCAAGTTTCTCCAACGCTTCCTGCTGGCGTACCGCAACCTGATTCAACACGGCAAGCCGTTCGTCGGTCGTGCCGATACCCAGCCCGACATTCACGCTGCAATCCATAGTCGAATCCCAGACACGGGGATCGACAGGAACCCACTCGTCGCGCAACCGAACCACGCGCTCCTGATCCTGGTGCGTGATGACGAGCTTGAGTACGCCCTTGAACATTCGCTTGAAACTATCAGCGAACAATCGCGCCATCATCTCCAGATGCTGTTCGGCACCTTTTATCGTGGCGGTCACAGCAGCCCGGGTAGTCGATTGCAGCACATCGGGGTCCAGCCCCTGCGATGCGGCTGTCTGGCCGGTGCGAGATTCTTTCATGCTGTCGAGATACTGGATCATCGGGAAAGCGTCCTTGCCCAGGAACGGCACATCCAACTGCTGCACCATGCCGGGCTGACGCATTCTGATGATCGAACCGACTTCCGGGTTCAGAACATCGTCGATATTGACCATGCCTTCTACCACGCCGGTCCTCGGGTACAGCGCAAACGAAAGGCTGTCGAGCATACCACGCAGCACTGCGCTTTTCACGCGCTGGATGTCTTTCGTCAGATCGGCAATATCGCTACCGAAGAAAACGTGCGGTTCCGGGTCGCAAGCGAACATGGCGAACGGAATCGAATCCGCCGTTTCGTTGTTAACGACTTCGTAGTTGTTGCCGACCGTGCAAACGCGCCTTAGTTCGGATATCCCATCACCATCATAATCGACGTAGCACCACGCCTCGACATACAAAACGCGCTTGCGCTCATACGCAGATACCGGACCCGGCACATCGCTGTCGGCGTAACGCGCCCAGTATTCATCGTTATCGGTGAACGCGAACTCGTCGGACAGATGATCGTCCAGCATATCACGGTCATAGCCGAGTGCGACCAGATCGGATACGGTCGCCATCGTGCGATGGCCGACGACCTGTGCATCGTCCAGCGAGGTCGCGGCTGCATCCACGAAGAACTCTTCGGGCGGCATCGTTTCAATCTTGACCTGATTGCGCTTGCGTCTGCGCTTGATCTCGACATCGTAAATCTGTGGGACTTGCTGACCCTGTGCTTCCATCATTTGGGCTTGTTCTGGCGGTATGCCGGGTGCTGGTCGCCCTTCGACCGACACGGCTTCGACGCCATCTTCTTGCAGGATCAGGCCAAGCGCACCCTCATCCAGACCCTCAAAGCTGTGGGTATGAACTTCGATGCTGTCGTCCCACCACCACTTCACGAAGCCGCCCTTATTCATCAGCGCGTCCTTGAACACGCTATAGAATATCCCTATCGCATCATTGTCCTGTCTGACGATGTAATTCAGATAGTCGGTCGCCTGTTCGCTCATTGCCATATCGTTCGCGTTGCGCGGCACGAACTCGACCACCTTCTCCGAACCGAAGAAGACGCGCATCATGGATGGCAACACAGCTTGCACGGAGTCGCGCACATCGCGGCTGACGACCTGGGATCGGCCATCGACCTCGTTCCCGAACGGATCACCGCGATAGTATTTGGTGGATTCTGCCCGAATAGGCGAGATGTCGTCGTCTATGTACTGGATCGCGTCAGAGATGTAGGAGGCGACTACGGATTGTAGCTCGCCGTCGCTCATCCCGACGCCAGCTTCGGTTTCAGCTTCGTCTATGTAAGCCAATAGCTCGTCATCCCGAAAGATTCGTGTGGCACCCTACGCGGGGCAGGGGCCGAAACCCCCACCCCACTTAGGTCGTACAGTTGCTCTGGTCGCGTCGGAACTTGTCAGGGCCGGACTGAGTACCCGGTTGGCCTAACTGGCGCGAACCTCTCGGCGGTGCAAAATCACCGCACCAAACTCCTCAGATGTATGGGGAGCAGGGGACATACCCTCCTCCCTCTCACACCGCCCAAGCACTCGGCAGAGGTGAGCCTCCCCCTGGATTCCAAGTAGGCCGTGCTTCAGACTACAGGCTGCCTTTTACTCACCCACACCAACCCTGTGATTTAGGGGCACCGTTCACGGCCTGGGCAAAGACCGCACCTCACCTGTGGTCGTTTAAGATAGCCCATAAGACCACCATCCCATCGGGCCAGCCCCCTAAACCACCCCCACCAAATTCCGCTTAATCTTACCCATATGACTACCCGCTCGTCCACCCATCGCGGTCCCGGCATCGGACGCAAACGTCAAAACGAAGGCGTCCGCACTGTCGGGTGAGGCGACACCCCTGCGCTTCAGATCGGCTTTCGCTTCGATCTTCACTCTGCCGTTAGATGTATAGTTGTAACGCACCGTAGTCAATTCTGTTTTCAGCAACTCGTCTTTCGGTATCCGCACATCGCGGCCTTCCAACCAGCTTTTCGCTTTGTACCAGAGTTCGGCACGAAGGTTCAGGTAATGCTCGCCCATCGCCGGACTTTCGCTGACGTTGATCGCGTAAGCTGGCAGACCAAGCTCGCGCAACCTGTCGGCCACGCCCGCGCCCAGCCCGATGGCGTCCACGAAAATCTCGGTGGGCTTTTCGTCGCTCGTGTCGTATTCGGCCTTGATCGCGCCGGTTAGTTGCATCGTGTCCAGATTTCTCCACAACCTAATCGGCTCCGTGACGGCGTTCCCCTTTCGCTTACAGAGCGCGGACGCATCGGCACCGAACCGTGCGACATCGACGCCCCAGACAGTCGGCCCGAACTTGGTCGGCTCCACATCACGGCTGATCGCGTCAGCTACGAGTTCCTGGGAGATAACGGTATCGTCATCGCCTCTCGGGAACTCGCCCAGCACCCTGACGCGGTAGGTATTCGACTCCTCGCCGTAGCGCAGTCGGCATTCTTCGACGTAGTCGTCCGATACTCTCGACGTATTCTCACACGATATGTGGAAAGTTTTCCACCGATCAGCGAGTTTGTGGAAAGTATCGTAGAAATAGCCGGTACTCCTGATCGGGTTACCGGCCAACACCATCGAAGCGTGATGCGCCGACATCGAGCCGCCAGCCGCCTCGTAGACAGCTTCCGGTACGCCACTGGCCTCATCGCAGATAAGCAGAACGTGGTCTGCGTGAACACCCTGCAACGCATCGGGCTGTTCGGCCCTGCTGGTTTTTGCGGTTATGAAGTTGCGTTCGGGATCAGCAATCAATTCTATGCGGTCGGATTTGACGTTGAACAGATCACGGAAACCGGCTGGTGCTTGTTTCAGCCATGATTTCGCTTCCGGCAGCAGTGCATCATGCAACTGCGCTGACGTAGGGGCGGTAATCACGACCTTAGCATGGTAATGCGTACCGATCCACCAGAGTGCGAGCCATGACAAGCAACTCGTCTTGCCGACACCATGACCTGACCTAATACTGATCCCGCGATTCTCTGCTGCTACCGCAGCCATGACCTCGGCTTGCCACGTATCCGGCGTAGCGCCCAGCATTCCCTCGACGAACAGGGTAGGGTCTGCCCGCATCTCTTCAATGGACGCCTCGTAGTTCACCGATCAATAGCTCTGGTAATTAGCAGGATTATTTCGGAGTGAGGGTGGCGCTAGAATCCCGCAATCGTCGTGAACGGCCTTCCACTTTTCGGCCCAGATATCGAAATCGCTGGTAATATCGTCACCCACCCCGATTACCTTGCCACAGTTATGGCATCGCCCAGTATACCGGGCCTTCATCGTGCCAAGAAATGGCGGTCGCTTATCGCTGCCGTGACTTTCGACAGGGTATGCCATCTACCTTATCCTAAAAGCCATGACAGAACTGACCGGATCCCTCCTGATTCTCTCTCTGGCAGGTGGATCGGGGGTTTCGGCGGTTTCGTCAGGGTGCCCCACCTTCACAAACAAACGCCATGTATCGGACTGCTTACGGGGTGGGACGGCCTTGGCATGGGACCGAAAGGCCATGAGGTGTTTCTCTGCCAGCTTCCTGCTGCCGTATACCTTGAGCGTCATCCAGCCCACTGGCAGCAATACCTGGACCTCTTTGCCACGAACCCTATAAGGCATCGTTGCTGATCACTCAGCTTTCTTCTTCAGCGATGGGTACTTCTTCTCGACGGCCCGCCTGACCTTCGACTGCTCGCCATCCGTGCCGTGGGCCGCGACCATAGCCAGTGCCATTCGGGCGTGATTGAGATCGTTGATCGGGTAGGCTCGCTGCCTGGGAAGCGCAAACGACGAGTCCTTCATCCGCTTGCGCTGTTTCGTGGTGAGTTTTGCCATCAGTATCCCGCAGTGCGTTTCGCTATCTGCGCCTCTCTATCACTAAGCGCACCGCGACGTCTGTTAGGCTGGCGTCCGACCGACATCGCGGCGGTCTGCCGTGCCATCTCTGCCTCCGCCTCACTGAGTGGGCCAGCGGAGTCGTTCACATCGACATCACCAAACCTCGCCTGACCGGCGGTGGTGGGACGCTTGGTCATGCCTAGCATTTTCCTCTTTGCCTCGATGTACGCCGGGGAGTTTGTGAGTTTACTGATGCCCTTCTTGGCTGATATCTTGCCAACATTCTTCTTCAGTCCGTTCGCCATAAGTACCTCCTCTACGAAGCCTAGCGGTGATCACTCGCTCGACTCCGACATGGGGTCACCGCTTGTGACCTGCCAATGGATACCGTCCGTGCGCATTGGCCCCGGACGGTCTTGCATCCACTGGGCCACTTCGGCCTGTAATACCTAAAAACCTACCCGTCAGTCGGTCTGTCGGTCAAGTTCAAATCCCCGCAAGGGCCGATCTAGGGGCACCCTCCCATAATCAGGAGTCGTCTTTGGTTGTTTAAGGAGGCCCATGGCCGTTCGCTTCGTCATCAGGCCATCCCCCCCAGGCCGACCCGGCGATCAACCCGGACGGCTCCATCGGATCCACTGGGGAAATCTTTTGAAACTTTTTCCCGATGGTAGTTATTGTTTCTGGTTAACTGTATTACTATTGTTCTGGATCTGTTCATAGTCCAGGGAATTTCTCGGAAAATTTGGCAGAACAAAGCCATTCTCTGCCAGTTTTGGGGTGTTCTAAGTCTTCGCCCCCAATCCAAGCCTTTTGCGTTGCCATGGAAGTAGCGTTACCCCTCGATCCTCTAGCCATTCTCCAACAGATGCGGCCGTAAGCTCACTGCCACCTTCGATGGCCTCGCAGGCCCTCTGCATATCCCTGCGGACTGGGTCGCCTACGTGGTAGAACTTCATGCGGCCCCGTAACTGCTCTACCACATCTCCGTTGACTGCCATATAAGCTCCTTTCCAGTGGGATACCCAATAATTCGGGATATCGGTCGAAACGTCAAGGCGATGCGTGTTGGGTTGTACAAGCACGGGTGGTTGCCTGTAAGCAAGGGGGGCCTCCCCCCGGGTCAATAAACGGGTGTTTATTCGGATAAACGGATGTTTATTGGAGCCGTAAACATATGAAGCCCTGCGCCGATTCTGGGCCCGGCCGGGTCACCAGGGCAGCCCCCTCCGAACCTCTCCCGGGCTGATTCCGGGGCCCTCCTGGGCCCTCCGGTCCCCGGGCCGGGCTCCCCGGACCCGTTCACGCGCGCCCACGTTGGTTCTGCTGGCACCCCAGGGGTTCCC